TGTCTGAGGTATCGCCTCGCATACACTTCTCAAAGAGTAACCACTGGGGGTCCGGAATGGCTTTTGGCTCTTGAGTCTTTTTATCAATAACTCTCTTACCTTTTGCATCAAAGATACCTTCATGTGTAATAGTAGTTTCCATAACACCGTTGTATTGTTTTACGTTAGGTGCAATAAGTTGTACAAAATCTGTATCTGTGCTAACGATCACGTGGTTATCATTCGGATGACTCTGGATCCATCCAGCAATTAAATCATCTGCTTCTAGGCGTTGATGTTGCATAACTGTGCAGTTAGTTTTATCTTTAATAAAATCTTTAAATGTGTCAAAGGCTTCCCAAAAGATTTTTTCTTCGTCTGCTTCTCTTTCTGTATGTGCGGCACGAGCGGCAGCACGTTGAGCCTTGTAGGGAGCATAGTAGTCTTTGCGCCAGCTGCGACCTTCTAAACAGAAGACCACGTGACTACCGCCAAAGTCTTGCCAAGCCTTTTTAATACTGTTAAGGGTGATGTGAAAAGCCATGCCAAGTTTGATATCAGCATCTCCATTGATTACATGCCTAGCACGAAAAAACGTATTAGCAGTATCAACTAAAATATAGGTCATTTGTTATTCTTTTTAACAGTTTTAATATCAATAACGCCGGTATTAACAGCGCCTCCAAAATCTCCGTCAACTACTACATTAGCACATAGTTCACGGAACCAGCGATCTATGATTTCTTCATCGGCATCGCCGTCAAAACCATATCCCTCTTGCTTTAATTTTAACACAAAATCATCATTCCAGTCAAGCTCAAAAAAGCCGTTGCGTATGTTATCTTTGTTAACGTGAGTGTTAAGTACACCTACCCACGGTTCTTTTAGTTTGGTAGCCCGATCTTTTGGACTTAGTTTAGCAATTTCTTCTGCTTCTTTAGCACGTTCTGCGGCATTGACTGCATCTTCCGCAACTTTTTTAGCGGCTTCTGCTTGCTTTAGACTTTCTTCAGTTTGGATTCTAAGTTTATCAATGCCAAACAATTTTTCTACAAATTTACGCATTAGGTTCCCCACTCGTTTTTAAATAATGGTACCTGAAGCCTATCACTGTATCTTAGTCCTCTAGCCATTGCTAATTCTGCAACACGGCGATTATTTAATGTGTAGACACTTTCAACGCCACCTACAGGCATTAGATAGATTGGTCCATCAAATCCTGCTTTACGATATGCCCCGATCGCACATTCTGCATCCGCAACATCTTGTTCAGTTGCTACTACAAATTTAAGATAAGTGTAACCTACATCCTCGTATTCGTAAATAATAGAAGGACATATAGCATCTTCCCACTTCTCGCCACTGCAAGGTAATTTAGGACTAACGCTGAATGTAATAGATTCGCACCAAGATTTGTTATTCCGCAATTTCCATTTGTTTAAATAATCTTTAAATTCTAGTGTAAGTTTCTGAGTACCGTTTGTTTCAAACGTAATCTCTTTAAGCCTATGCATACTATCATGCTCTAATAAATCCGGATAAGCACGTTGCCAACCTAGCAACGGTTCACCACCTGTAATCACAAGATGTTCTTCTTCCCAACGCTTGTGAGGAAGTATTTCCATAATGCGATTTACAATACCATTACTTTCCATCATTGGACTAAGATCTTTAAAGCGTGGATCCCAGCTAGCATAACTATCACAGCCTGTAGCTACCAGCGGCAAGTCTTTATAATCCGTATAAGGAGTATTACTATGAGCGAAAGAAATATTTTCAACTTCTGTACTCAGTTCACCACGCGGCATACCAAAGCCTGCACATTTAAAGTTACAACCAAATGTACGTAGGAACACACTAGGCACACCCATATAGCGGCCTTCACCTTGTATGCTGTAAAACAGCTCTGCAATTTTAATTTTACTCATAGTTTATTATACACTCTTTTTCTCTAAAGACCAAGAACCATCTCCCCGATCTGTCCATTCTAATATGTCTCCTTCTTTCCAACCTGCCTGTTCTAATAGGTCTGGAGGGAATTGGAGTATAGCATCCCCAGTAGCTGGATCTTCCTCAACGGTCAAGGTCCAGGAGTTGCGATCCTGTCGCTCAGTAACATCTTGCATATAAAAGCATCCTCTTCTGTGTTAAAATAAAAAGTCATTTTGTCCATAGCTGGACTATATCGAAATCGATCACCGGGTAATCCAAACACTTCAATGACCATAGCACAGGTTTCATTCCACCAAAACCCACTTTGGCCGTCATGCCAAGGAACAATAATCTCTGTATTCATTCCGGTAACGCTGTAAACCGTGACAAGAAGCTATCTCGATAACAACTATATTCTCGAGGAGGGTCACCTAATTCGTCTCGATAGTAAATCCAGACTCCGTCATCTAGATATACCTCTGATAATACTATAAATTTTTTACTATGATCATTTCCGGTCCAACGACTACCTTCTTTTATTCTCATAATTCGTCTCCAAAACATTTATCAATCCAACCTGCCGCCGCACATATCCAACCGTAACTCATTGGATCATCCCAATACAGTAATGCAAGAACTGCCGATAAGGCAGTTATTACAATAGCTAATGATCTCTTCATTCGTCTTTGGCCCAAGACTTAGAAAAATGATTAACTGCTTCGTAAGCATCGAGCTGTATATGATATTCTTCTTCGGTTAATCCGTGCCAGCCAATACACTTGCCTGTCGGACTGCGACCACAACCACATTTTCCAATTTCGTCTGCGGTTTCTTTGACTCTTACCTGCATATCTTTATCCTTTTTACCAAATATTTTTTCAAAACTGTTAGCATATTCTTCTTGACTTACACTAAAGGGTCTTGGTTTTGAACCCTTGCCATTCATTTAGCCCACCACTCTTCGTAAGGGAATTCAATCCAGACATCTTCTTCTGCCTTATTTACTTCCATACCCCAGTAGTTCATTCCTATATTACATTGACTTGAAAGATTGTCAACTACAACAGCAAATCGAACATTATTGCCCCAAACATGTTCCCAACGATCATTATCGGGAAAGCAACCACTGGGCCAATCTTTCATAATCCAATTAAGCGTGGTGCCCTGATCGTTGATATCATCAACAACAAGAATATTCTTACCTTCGTAAGCATCTTCTCCCATGCCTAAATTACTAACAGTATTTCCACCGTCTCTTAAACTGATATCTAGAGATTGCATAGGGATATCAAAATAATGACTAATCATTACAGCAGGCAATAATCCGCCTCTTGTAAGGCCTACAATATAATCTGGCCGCCAGCTATCAAATGTAATTTGTTTACAGATACTGGCAATTAGATTTTTAAATTTTTTGTTTTTAATTATGAGCTTGTTCATATCGTTCTTTCAAATATTGTTCGTGTTGTATCCATCTGTTGTTAACTAGAAATCCCCAATCTCTTTTCTTAGGACCGGGCATAAACAGTGTCCATGCTGTTACGCTAGGATCAAGCTCAATGCGATGGTAGCTATTAGCCCTGCATACACGAAAACTGCCGGGTCCTCGCCATACACACATTTCAGCGATCTTGTTACCCTTGCTGTCAAACTGTGGAAGCCATTCATAATATCCGCCTTTTAAAATCAGTGTAGCATATGGCCATGGATGATCGTGAACATCATCTGGATCGCCTTTTAAGAATTTATGCAAGAACACATTAAAAGGAAAACGGTCTCTATCTTTTAGAAACAAGTAATAGCGTTCTAGATAAGGTTCATCACTTTGACGATCCATAACAATACGCTTACGACCTATCCGATCTAAAAAATCTAGAAACCATTTCATTTACACGTCTCCAGGAATTCGTTAAGCCTATTTACAGCCTCATTAAAATCTACAGCCCATACTTTGGCTTCAATAACATTATCTTCAATTTTCATATCAAAGGGCACAGTACCGTTGAATCTAAAATCTTCTGGTACATCTGTTGTAACAGTAAACTCTTCTAGATGCTTTGCTCTAAAAATAAGATTATTAGCCATGTCTACCGAATTCATAATATTACCTCTTGATATTTAGATGCAGGATATCTTTCTTGAAGCCATTCTAACAATCCAGGTTCCCATGGAAGTTGAATGTCTCCTGATCGATTTGTAATTATTCTCATCGTGGTGCAAACTCCTGTTGCATTTTAATATTGTCAAAGAATTCTTTCTTTGTTCCTTGATCAGTATTGAATGCACCTCGGAGAACTGTAGTCTGTGTTAATGAACTGTGTGCCATGATGCCGCGATTTTCACAACATCCATGAGTGGCTTGAACATAGACTGCTACGTTCTCGCTGTCTGTAGCCTTCATAATTTCACGAGCTATGTCGTTACACAGTTCTTCCTGTAAGGTGCCGCGACGAGCACACCATTGGGCAATACGTGTATACTTGGACAGTCCGATGAGCTTTTGGGCGGCAATGATTCCGATGTAGGCAACACCACTAACAGGCTGATGATGATGACTACACATACTACGAAGCTCACTCCTAACCACCAACATACCTTCATACCTATCTTCAGTATCGTTTGGAAAAGCTGTCGCATCTGGTGCTGGTTCATATCTACCTGCCATTACTTCATTAAAGTACATTTTAGCAAGACGTCTTGCTGTACCTTTACTGTTAGGATCGTTCTCGCGATCAATTAACAAGCAGTCTAACACTTTTTCAAATGCTAGAGTTGTTTCGTTGATTAGTTCTTCTTTCATTTTGTCATCAATGTATTCACTGATGTTGTCTCCAGCCCAAAATCTTTTACCATTGCGTTTCATTACAAAACCCAAATAGTTGTGTGCTGTGCCTACTTGATAGCCACTATCGCCATACATAGCGTCAAGTGCTGTTTCTTTATTTGTCAATTAAATTTCTCCGAGTTAATGTCGTGGATGACACAAATTATTATTTTAACATCTCTAATAGTTTATTGCAACTAAAAAAGTTTTCTTTTAATTCATATACCTGTTTATTTAGGCTAGGCAAGAACTTTTCGTAATTATTCATGTATTGAATAATCTTGTTACAGATGTCTGGGCGATGAGCTTCGTAGGCAGTATAATTTTCAGTCCATTCGCTAGTATACTTAAAAGTATCAAATGCCATTTCACTGTAGCTAAGTCTATCTGGCACCATAGGAATAGCACCAACAATAGCACCTTCGTACCAACTGATACCTAGAGTTTCTTGTAGATTAGCACTGAACACTAGTTTGGCTTCGCCTAGCAGGTTATGATATTCATTCTTTGTTAGCTGTTGATCTTGACACACTACAAATTCATATTGCGGTAGGTATTGTTTTAGGTCACGGAAGATTTCAACCTGCTTCTCTGGCGCTATGCGATGAGGGAACAGTATAAGATCACGCTTGGGCATGTTCTTATACATAGTCAATGTGTCTTCCATATACTCCATAGGCCACCCGCTACGCACAATCTTACCTTCATTGACAAATTCCTGTACAGTATCTTCTAGTGTTTCATCTAAAAGATTTTTACAAAATAAATCAATATGAAATTGCGAAGCAAAGTAATTGTGATCAAAAGAAGCAAAGAATGATTTCTCAGCGTGTCTTACCCAAGGAGCATCTCCTATAAGGCGTCCTAGGAAGTCTTGTGGATCATACGATCCAGCATGCCATAAGCCGTGTGTAACTACCGGGATGCCCAGCAATTCACTCATGTACTTTAGGTTAATGATGCCCGGGTGCCAAGCATCAGTAAAGATAAAATGATCGCCAGCCTTGACGGATCCTGCACAAAAAAGTCTTCC